AGAGGAACCAAGTCTACACCCCATAAAATCGGGGTGTGGAACACATGGCCTCCCCCTCAGCGCTCGCGCGCTGACACTACCTATTTAAGGTAGCGGCTTGGAACTAACCTCGTGGTCTTTCACCACGAGACGTTCCATCCCAGTCTGATGTCAACGGACCGGGGACGTCCTGCACGTCTCAAGTGGTCCTCATTGATTTCAGAACCCCAGAGATATGACAAACGATCCGCCAAACGCGGATCGTCGTACATATCCTCGAGGCCCCTACTCAACAAGAAGCACTTGAGTAGGGCACCTGATCCCTCCAGGGTATCCAGAGGGAGTTCGGTACGCACTGCCCAGCCCTTAACTTCAGGTCTGTGCAATGAGTAGGAGAAACGGCTATTCTGGAACTTTCTAGCTCCAGGCAAGACGCTCTCCCGCCCGAGCAAGGAAGACGATGCCTCGACTACCGGAAAATACTTTAGTATCCTCCGGATCTTGACATCGAGCCATTGGCACGTAGCCCAGTAGCCTGCCTGATACAGCAGGTTACGGAAAGCTACGATGGCTATCACTTCCTCGACGTGCTTCCGATCAGTCGGGAGCAATCGCCGGAGTCTGACAATACTGACGTCAGTTCCCGCGTAATACTCCTTCCCACAAGACTCTCTGAACCTACCGGTCCAGAAGGACTTGCGTTGATTCACTCTTACTCCGAAGAGTTCGAGTGCCTCAATGACGGAAGGCACAAATTCTACGGGGACGATAATATCGTCGCCGTAGACACGCACCCGACCCCGCATAGAATGTATCAATGCGGAATCGGTCTGGGTGCTAAGTGCCCTACCGATCCCAACGAATATGATGGTCAGAAAGACCATTTCTTCGATGGGGAAGGTGAGCGCTGAACCCATAGACGCGAACTTGGCGAGGTGTTTAACACCATAGCCAGGTACACGCGCGGTCCTAGACCGGCAAGCCTGAATAGCTCTACGCATTGAGCTAGACGAGCTTGTCATGTTTAGTACTAGCGCGTTCGAGACTCTATCGGATGCTTCGCTAAGATCTAGCGTAGCAAGTTCTCCGTTTAGAGAACCCTTGAGGGCCATACGCTGATTAGGCGTCTGGTCATCAAAACCGAGAAAGGATCCGAGATGGAACTTACGGATACCTTCGAGGATCACGGGGAGAAGCGCCTGCTGTGCGTACTGCATAGCAGTGGGCTCAACCCCAATGATTCTCGGAGTCTTGAGCGTTTTTGGAACCGAGATAACCTTAACGGGTATCTCGTCTCCAGGTTCGAGGACTCGGATGGCGGCCAACTCTTCGACATGGTCGGGAGTTGGAAGGAGATGAAGTTCCATTGGGAACTCTTTCTCCAACCGTCTGGGCCAGGACTTCTGCCGATATTTTGCGTTTCCACGCAATTTATCCGCAGTAGCGCCTGGGCCATGCTTTGGAACAGGGGGACTGTCCTCAATCTCACGATCGAGGGCAACCCACATGTCTCCAAAAAGCATGTCTGCAGTTCGGCGGAAGTCGTCCAGATCTCTCTGGACTATTCCTCCCGTGCAGACACCGACGTCCTTCTCACACTCGATGTAGCCACGAAACGCGGCTTGCTCCCTCGCATCTGTGCAAGGTAGCAAGATCTTCGAGTACATCAGCGTAAGCTGACGTATCTCTTGGATTGCGTCCACGTTGGGCTCATCGAGTAGCACACCAGAGTCACGGTCAAACACAAGCTCCAGGAAACCTCCGAGAAATCGGGGGAGACCTTTCCATCTGCTAAACGAGCAGAAGGAACTGGGAGCGACGCGACCTTGGTCAAGGCTTCT